TAAAAGCCATATCAAGATAAGGAGCCCCTTTGTATTCATGCCAAATCAAGGCAGAAAACAAGAGAAATAGGGTAGGTGGCCCATAAAGCACTCTCACGTCGGCCAGCGATTTTTTGCAAAACACCAAAAACCGCCCTAATTGATACGTCGGACGTTATGTCAAACAAATTTGGCCATCAAAAAAGGGTGCAAAACACAGCAAAAACGGTGCAAAACAGATCGGCTCAAATCTGAGGGCGTTGGCATATTCCCTCAAAGTGAGGAAATCCCCCTGCACCAGATGCAGCCCAAGATCATCCAAAAGGGGATCATCCCGCCCTCAATCTGAGGATGGGCCTTAGATGCCCTGAGATTTAAGGGCATCCCAGCCATTACCGAACATGCCGGAAATTTTCCCGCCACGCGCCGCCGCAACTATGTGGACACGGTAAACCCACTGGCAACCGAGCGCTAAGCGAACGCTTAACGGACGTTGAACGACCGTTAAACCGGATGATGCGCCGCAGGTTGCCGCCAATGGTGGAAGCCGGCCAAGCCAGCCGCCTGACTTTTCAGGTGACGTAAACCCGCCCCGCTGCCAATAACACAAAAGAATTGCAATAGTCAATATCTATCAGTAAAATGTAGTCGATAGTTTTTAGCTATTGGCTTATGGGTTTCCATTGGCCTGATCTTTTTGGAGAATGGGGAACCCATGAAACTGCACGAACTGCGCGAAGCCCGCGCAAGCAAAGTCGCTGAGATGCGCAACCTAGTGGACAGCAACAAAACTTTGACCGCTGACCAGCAAGCCGACTTTGACAAATTGAAGGCCGACGTTCAAAGCATCGAGGCCCAAGAGAGCCGCGCCATGTTCCTGGACGAGGCAGAACGCCGCAGCGCCGGTGCGCCGGTGGACAAGCAAGCCGCCAAGCTGGAGGGCGATTTTTCGGTGTTGCGTGTGTTGCAGGCACAGGTAGAAGGCCGCAGCGTGGACGGTCTGGAGCGTGAATACAGCCAAGAGGCCGAGCGCCGCACAGGACGCAAGGCCCAAGGCGCATTCATCCCCATGACGGCACTGGAGAAGCGCGCCAACACGACTACGACCGCCGCAGACATTGTGCCGACCGTCCACCGTCCTGACCTCTACATTGGCCCATTGCGTGAGTCGCTGGTGGCCCGTTCGCTTGGTGTGCGTGTGCTGCCGGGCCTGACTGGCAATCTGAGCATTCCTAAATACGGTTCCGGCCTAGCCACTGGCTGGGTGGCTGAAGGTGGTGCGGTGCCAGAAGGCGCTATGACCTTCGGCAATGTGGGTCTGGAGCCTAAACACGTTGGTGGCAAAACTGAAATGAGCCGCCAGCTTATCCAGCAATCAAGCCCAGCCATTGAACAGTTGGTGCGTGATGATCTTGCTTTCCTGATCGCCAAGCAAATCGACACGGCCATCATTGCGGGCACTGGTGCAGACAACCAGCCGTTGGGCGTGCTGAACATGATAGGCGTTCAATCGGGCTCGCTGGCCAAGCTGGATTGGCCCGCAGTCCTGGCCTTTGTGCAGAAGCTAGAGGACGAGGAAATCTTAGGCGGTACATGGCTTACCAATGCTGCCGTGAAAAACAAGTTTGCCGCAACCTTGAAAGAGGCCGGCTTACCCGGTTACTTGCTTGAGGCTGGCCGAGTGGCTGAGCGTGCGATGGTGACAAGCAAGGCAGTGCCAGCGAGTACCGCTGTTTTGGGCGACTTTTCGCAAATCCTGCTGGGTGTCTGGTCTGAGCTGGACATTTTGGTGAATCCATTTGCAGAGCCAGCCTACAGCCGTGGCGGTGTTGTAGTCCGAGCAATGGCGACCGTAGGCACTGCCTGCCGCCATGAAAAGGCTTTCGTTATCGCTGACGATCTGGCCTAAGCAGGAGGGCGCGCAAATGATCGAAATCCGCACAGCAACCGGCCTTCAATCGAATGGCCGAACCGTTACGGGCTATGCCGCCGTGTACGACCGCCCCGCCGACCTTGGCGAATTTATGGAGCTGGTCAAGCCTGGAGCCTTTGACGCTACTTTGCAAAGCGGTGTCAATGTGCGCGCCCTCTATGACCACCAAGGCCCGGCTATTTTGGGTACGACCAAGAGCCAGACATTGCGCCTTTGGGCCGACAACACCGGATTGGGGTTCTCGGTAGACCTGCCCAACACAACAGCAGGCAATGACGTTCTGGAGCTGGTCAAACGCGGCGATGTGTCTGGGTGTTCCTTTGGGTTCATCGTAGCCCCTGGTGGTGATGCCTGGAGCGATGGAGCCAAGCCAGTGCGCGAGCTGCGCAACGTGGCATTGGTTGAAGTGACCCTAACAGCGAATCCTGCCTACTCTGACACGTCCGTGGCCTTGCGTTCTGCCTCATTAGCTAAGCGAACCCACGACATGAATGCCCTTTGGCTGGAGACATGCGCATGAGCTGGTTATCCAAACTGATCGAGCGCCGCAGCACCAACCAAGCCCAAGGCGGTGACAGCTACTGGCAAGACTATCAAGCCGCAAGACATGGCCCAGTCAATGTGAACACAGCCCAAGGCATTAGCGCCGTGTATGCGTGTGTGGCCGCTATCTCTGAGACAGTGGCCAGCCTTCCTCTGCACCTATTCAAAGGAGAGGAAAAGGCCCGCAATCACCCCTTGTACCGGGTTCTGCAAGAGCAATCAAACCCTGAGCAAATCGCGCTGGAGTTTCGGGAGCTGATGACGGCACAAACACTGCTGACCGGCAATGCCTTTGCCCGCATCGAGCGAGACAACAGTGGCCAAGTGATCGCCCTTTGGCCTTTATCTGACGTTCAAGTGGTACGCCTCAAATCAGGAGCATTGGCCTATGAGTACACAAATTCAAAGAATGGCGAGTTTGTCCGTCTGTTGGCCCATGAGGTTCTGCACCTACGCCACAGAATCGGCCCTGATGGGGTTTTGGGTTTGTCTCCTATCAGTGTTGCGCGTGGCGTAATCGAGCTGGCCCAAGCAGAGCAGACGCACGGCCTAGAGACATTCAGGAACGGGGCGAAGCTGGCCGGTATCTTGGAGGCACCTGGCGCACTCAAGGCAGAGCAGCGCCTAGCCATCCGTGATGCATGGAGCCAGCACAGGACAGGCAGCACTCCAGTAGTGGATGGCGGCATCAAGTACAACCCAATCAGCCAGACCTTAGAGGATGCTGAGTGGATCGCCGCCCGCCAATTCAGTGTTGAGGAAGTGGCCCGCATATTCCGCGTGCCCCCAACCCTCATTGGTGATCTGAGGAACGGCAACTACTCCAACACGATGGAGTTAAACCGCCAATTCGTCACATTGACTCTGCGCCGGTGGCTGTTGATGTGGGAGCAAGGCATCTACTCCAAATGCCTCACAGAAGCAGGCCGCCGCACCTACTATGCAGAACACAGCGTAGAGGGCTTACTGAGGGGCGACAGCACTACCCGCGCCGCCTTCTATTCAAGTGGCATTGCATCGGGTTGGATGCGGCCTAGTGAAGCCCGCGCATTGGAGAACCTGCCCGCCATCGAGGGCATTGATAAGCCAAAGGGAGAGATTCCAAATCCGACCCCTGCCCCGCAACCATACCCAAGCAAACAGGTGCCAGCATGAGCAGATTGAAAATGGTGCAACCCCGCCTTAAGACATTGCCGCCCCGGCTCAAGATGGCCCCGCCACTGCCAAGAGAGCCAAAGGCAAAGGCAACAGGACGCGAAGCAGACAGCCGCCGAGCCATTCCATTGAATAGCCATGCTTGGCGCAAGCTGAGGGCTCACGTCCTGGCGGCATCCCCACTGTGTGAGCACTGCTTAGAGCGCGGCCAGTTTGTTGCTGCGACTGATGTTGACCATGTGAGCGGTGACCCGAGTGACAACAGCATGGCGAACCTACAAAGCCTTTGCCATTCCTGCCATTCCATCAAGACAGCCGCCGACCACGGCAAACAGGTTGGTCAAGGTTGCGACGTGAATGGCTGGCCAGCGGGCAAACATCATTGGAACGAGTGAGATTTTTTTTAGAAATCACTAGAACCCTAGGTTTATAGACCGCCTGTTCCCCCTTGTTTTATTGCTAACTGCTGAATAAATGGTCAATTGATCAAAAGCGCATATGAAGATAACAACAAAACGCCAACGCAGTGATAGCGCAAAAGCCGCAGTGCAAGCCGCTGAGAACGTGGCCATGCCATTGCTGATGCCGCCGCCGTGGGTGAAACTGAAAGGCCGTGATCTGGACTATTACGAAGTGATCGTAAAAGCCCGCCCGCGTGATACATGGGTTGA